ATATTAATATAATCTATATTCTTGTAAAACTTTATTAATATTAATAATCAGTTGTTTTTTTTCTAAATTATACGGTCTAATAGACTCCAAACATTCGTCTAATGTTTTCCAAACTAATTTTGATACCTCAGCATGTTGGAAATTTTGCAAATCATCAATTATTTTATCTGTGTAAGCTAAAAAATATTTATGTTTATATGATTTATGGTTTGAACCTATAAAAATTTCTTCAAATGGTAGTATATTTTCTACTATTTTTATGTCTTTTTTAGATATTCCGGTTTCCTCTTCAAATTCTCTTAACGCGCAATCTAAATCTTTTTCCTGATAATTACGTCTGCCCTTTGGAAATTCCCATTCAGTTTCTTTCCATTTTGTGGTTGATTGTTCTATCAATTTTTGTAATGTTATTAATTCAGTATTTACATCCATAAATACTCCTGTTTTTAATGATTCAAATTTCTTTTGCGACGATATTTCATCGCCTTTAAATTGAGTCCCGTATGCTGAATCTCCCCACATCATTTTCCATAATGTTTCAAAATCAGTTGATCCAATTTGTTCTCTTTCTAAAACCGACATTTCATTAAACAAATTATGTAACTGTTCTAAATTATTTAGAACATATTTACCTCTTATAAAATCAATATATCCAAAACTATCTTTACGCCTAATCATTAAATATTGAACGCCTTGTACGGATGACCTAAATAATATTACACCATAACTTGTTATTGGAAACTTACATTGATGAAACTGGTGACCTTGTTTGCCACAGTTATTACATATATTACATATATTCTGTTTATTCATTAGTTTATATCTATATGTTTAAAGAATGTTGTTTTTATGTTGTTTTATTTAAATGCCTTCTTTAGATAATAATTATACTCGTTTTGACCCAACAATATGGGGGCCACATTTTTGGTTTGTTTTACATACTTTGGCTATGTCATACCCGCATCATCCCAACGCAGTTACAAAAAAGAAATATTATGAACTCATTCAAAATTTACCTTTATTTATTCCAATTGAAACTATTGGAACTTATTTCGAAAAATTATTAGATGAATATCCTATAACTGCTTATTTAGATTCAAGAGAATCACTAATTCGGTGGATGCACTTTATTCATAATAAGGTTAATGAAAAACTAGAAAAACCAAAAATTACTCTTAATGATTTTTATTTTAGATATTATGAAGAATATAAACCAGCAGATATTAAAATGAAAGAAAGTTATAGATGGAGAGAAAAACTTATTTATACTTTGGTTGTCATGGGTGCGTCTGGATTAATTGTTTATTTATATAATAAATAACCGTGATTTGTATAAGTTATAATATCATTATATTATAAGAATTAATGAATACAGAACATAAAGGGGGCAAAATTATAGCATCTGGCGGGTTTGGTTGTATTTTTAAACCGGCTTTAAAATGTGAAACCCATGACTCTAAAGAACCGCATAAAATAAGTAAATTAATGACATCAAAAAATGCCAAAGAAGAATATAATAAAATTACCCAATTTCAACATATTTTACAAGTAATACCAAATTACAGTCGGCATTTCTTATTAGAAGACTTTATATTGTGTAAACCTGTTAAACTAACAACCGATGACCTAACCGGATATAACAAAAAATGCAAAGCATTAAATAAAAAAGGCATTACATTTAAAAATATTAATAATTCACTTGATAAAGTGTTATCTATAAATATGCCTGATGGCGGCATTGATGTTGAAATGTTTATTGATGATTATGTTGATAACAATTCTACAGATAAACATTCTACAAACACAATTACGATTCTTAATAATTCTCTGATTGATTTGTTAGTTCATGGTATTGTTCCAATGAATAATTTAAATGTTTATCACTGCGACATTAAAGACACAAATGTATTAGTCAATCCAACCGAAAAAGGGTTGCCATGTCGTTTAATAGATTGGGGTCTATCAATAATACATACAAAAAACGGTATTCCCCGAACTCTATATAGAAGACCGTTTCAATACAATGTTCCATTTTCATCAATTCTGTTTAATAAGGATTTTTTAACAACTTATTACAGGTTTCTAGCTGTTTATCCAAATCCCATTTATTTTCAAATTAGAGAATTTATAGTAAATTATATTTTTGTTTGGAATGAAATAAGAGGTCCAGGACATTTATCTGCCATAAATGATATAGTTAAAAAACTAACAATAAAGGAATTAATATCTGTTAAAAATAAAAAAGTCAAAGACCATTTAATTGAATATGACTTTACTTATTATTATATTATTGAATACTTATCAACTATTTTAAACAAATATACAAAAAATGGTAATTTAGATTTAATGACATATTTTAACACAATATTTCTAAAAAACATTGATATTTGGGGATTTGTAATGATTTATATGTCTCTTTATAATTCTTTTTTAGAAACATTGAATGATTATCAGATGCAGTTTATAAGTAAAATAAAGTATATTGTAATTCATTTTTTATATGAAAGTCCAATTAATGAAATAAATGTTAGTTCTTTAGTCAATGAACTAACAAATTTAAATTCTCTTATTGAGAAATTTAGTATTATACATGACTCAAAAAAACTTGACTATTTTTTGGAAATAAACCCAATTGAAAATGGTGGTACAAAATTAAAACGAAATATTACAAAAAAACATAAACTAACAAATTATAAAAATAAAAGTAATAATAAAAGTAAAAGTAAAACAATAAAAGCGCGCAAGCAATAAGATTATATTATTATTATATATGAGATTTGAAATCGTAATAATTGGAATTACAGCATTTTTAATATATAACGCATATCATGATGGAAAATATACTAATATATTATTATCCTATAAAAAATATTATAAAATGGCTATAATCGGGATTATAGCATTATGTTTTTATATTATGGTTAAACGAAATCCATTACAAGCAAAAAATATGCTATTATATACTAATAATATGATTAAATATATGCCAATTGATAAATCGTCTATGGATATGATTACACCTATTTTTGATTTATCAACCAATAGTAAAGGGTTTATGGAAGGAATAAATTCTGAACTAAATCCTGGTTATAATTATGAACCAACATTAATAGCACAACAACAACGTAACTTATTATCTGGACCAAAACAGGTGAAACGCTCCGTAAGTGAAACCAAAAAAAAATATGTTGCTTCAATGCAAGATTGGAAGTGCGGCCAATGTAAAAAAAAATTATCTCATACATTTGAAGTAGACCATAAAATAAGATTAGAACATGGTGGGGGTAACGATGTCGCAAATTTGGTAGCGCTTTGTCGTGAATGTCACGGAGAAAAAACTTCAATGGAAAACATGTAATAAAAATATGTAATTACAATATTAATAAATTACATAATAATGTATATTCTTTTATAACTTTTCTTAAAAGTATATAATATGGATCAACCTAATGTTAAAACACCTTTATCTTTAGAACAAGTATTAACATCTTATAACATTTTAATAAGTTTTTTAACTGTTTTCATATTTTTAGTTTTATTAATGTATATTTTAAATCCAAACGGTTTTAATAAAATATTTGGATATGAAATTTTTATTACCGGACCCTTATTATTACTTTTTGGCATTCTTATTAAAGAGTTATTTGTGTTTAAAAATACACCTGAAAAATCTTGGTTGTCTACGTTTTCACAATCTAACCATAATTGGTTTTTTCCAGTGATTATAATAGGAATTGTATTAATTGGTTTAGCGGGTTTTTTTTCAATGTTAGCAGTTGCGGGTGTGTTTTCAGACACTCCTCCCGAAAATAACACTGCTATGCTTGTTAATTTTTTTATATTAATTCTTTTTTTAATAATTGCTATTTTTATTTATAGCAGAAGTAAAACAAAAGATGATACTGTATTACACAATTTACCTAAATCAGTACAAGATATGTTTGCGTTAAGAACTAAATATACTATTACTTTTATAGCCTTTATTGTGCTTGTAATTACATTATATTTATTAAACCCATGGAACATAATGACAAATTATGGCGGACCTGTTGTATTCTTTACACTATTTGTTGGTATTATTTTTATGATGATGATAACATTTTATCAATATTATATGTCTAACCCCTCAAAATTAAATATGTTCGCAAACGAACAAGGTTTTATGACATATTTTATAAAAGGTATATATATTTTGGCGGCACTAGGAATATCAGGCGGATTAATTTATGGAGCTCTTAAATTAATGGGGGTGTTCGATCAGGATGCATCACGCCCCGAATCATGGGGGCATATTATTTTTAACATTCTAATATTTTGTGCTATGTTAGGAATAGTGTATAAATTAGCTAATGCTGGTGGATTTTTAGATAAAAACCCATATTATCGTATTATTCTTAATACATTGTTATATATCCCTTGTTTGTTAGTTAGTTTTATTAATTATATTGGTAAAATAATTGGTGTAATAAAAACTTCAAATAATAACCATTCCGCATCAAATCCATTTGAAATAAAAATGTTAGTTTTAAGTTTAGTATTACTAGGTGGATATTTTTTATGGGTTTTTTTAGGGCATCCATATTTAAACAAAACATATTTAAAACAAGGAGGACAACAATTAATCAACCAACCAATTCAAACAGATGTATTAACTAACGTAACATCATATCAAAAATTATCTGGCAGTGATAAATTTAATTATCAATATGCCTTATCGTTTTGGTTTTATTTAGATTCGTTTCCGCCAAGTACTAATTCATCATATACAAAATTAGTTCCAATTTTGTCATATGGTGAAAATCCAAGTATAAAATATAGTTCAGAAACAAACACATTGGTTATAACAGTAAAACAATCTACTGACGCGAATCCGGTGATTGATTACATTCAAAAAAAAGAAACCGAAATTAAACCAGAAACCATTGATAAATGGAAAACAACACAAGAAAAAATTACTACCTCTATAGAAAAGGTAAAATCAATGCCGTTTGGTAATGATATTGATGCTGAGGGACATCGAATTATTTATAAACACTCAGACGTTTTATTGCAAAAATGGAATAATGTTATTTTAAATTTTAATGGAGGAACTTTAGATGTATTTTATAATGGAAAACTAGTGAAGTCTTCGATTGAAGTCGTCTCATATATGAAATTTGACACATTGACTACTGGATCTGAAAATGGTGTTAGTGGAAATATAGCAAACCTTTTATATTTCAATCAGCCATTAGATATTTTATCAATACATACACTATATAATTCTCTTAAGGACAAAAACCCGCCATCAATACCAGAAAATAAAGAAACACTTATAGATTTACCAAATAACACTTGGTAATATACGTATAATATAATGGAAAACAGAGATATATTACTATTTATAATTTTAGTTGTTTTATTTGTTATATTTATAATTGTATTTTTCTAATAAATTTCTAAGCGTATAATATAATGGAAGCCAAGAGTATATTACTAATTGTAATTATAGTTGTTTTATTAATTATTGTAATTCAATATATATCAAAAGATGTTAGTACTTTAACAAGTTTAACGTCCGCTCAAACTATGCAAAAAATTGAGGCGACGTCTTTAGCGTCTTCCGATAGTTCTGGAAATACAAGTAACTTTACGTATTCTATTTGGTTTTTTATCGACGACTGGAATTATCGTTATGGAGAACCTAAGGTTATTTTTGGACGCATGACAACAGGTTCAGGACAAAAAGAACCATGCCCTTCTATTGTTTTAGGACCTATTCAAAATAATATTGTGGTTTCTTTATCTGTTTATCCTGGATTAGACGAAGCTCCTGCCGACGGAACTAATTTTATCGTTCATAACTGCCCGGTTGCAAATGTTCCTATTCAAAGATGGTGCAATGTATTAATTAGTGTTTATGGTCGTACTTTAGATTTGTATCTTGATGGTAAATTAGTTAGAACATGTGTTTTACCAGGCGTTGCTAAAATAGATTCAAATGCTCCCGTGTTTATTACACCAATGGGTGGATTTTCTGGATGGACGTCTCAGTTCAAATATTGGGCCGATTCTTGTGACCCCCAAAAGGCTTGGAACATATATAAGGCTGGATATGGTGAAAGTTTATTAGGTGGATTATTTGGTAAATATACTGTCAAGGTTTCATTAATGGAAGGGAACACTGAAGACTCAAGTTGGTCTATTTAACCGCATTTTATATCTATACTATTGCATTTTATATTTATACTATTGCATTTTTACACTATTGCATTTTTACACTCTTAAATATTTACAACATTGTTATAAATATTATAAAATAAAATTATTTTAATTCATATTATTTATATTTATAATATATAAGATGGATTTTTCGAATACCGGACAAAGTTCTACATTTAATCAATTTACAACCAATTCATATGTTGATGCTACAAAGGAATTTTTAACTTCAAATAGTGTAGTAGCCCAAATTGCATTTTTGTTACTTGTATTGTTTGTATTTATTATTTTACTACGTTTAGGAATAATGATTTTAGAATATTTTTTATCTTCTTCTGGAACACCTAAACTTATTGACGGAATGGTTGATGCCAAACAACTAATAGTTATCCCTCAAGACCCTTCTTCCGAGGGGTCTGTTACAATTTCTAGGTCTGTTAATGCCACCGAAGGCATCGAATTTACTTGGTCTGTTTGGATCTTTATTGACGATTTAACTTATAATTCAAACAGTTATAAATGCATATTTTATAAAGGCAATGATTATGCAAAAAATCCAAATGCTAACAACCAAGATTTACAAGGATTAAACTTTCCAAATAACGCGCCAGGACTTTATATTGCTCCCAATACTAACAAATTAGTAATTATGATGAATACATTTAATGTTATTAATGAGGAAATTAATATTGATGATATTCCTCTCAATAAATGGGTTAATGTTATTATGAGATGTCAAAATAATACACTTGATGTTTATATTAATGGAACTATTGTTAAAAGTCATCATTTACATGGCGTTCCTAAACAAAACTATGGTGATGTTTATGTTGCTCCCAATGGCGGGTTCTCTGGATATATTTCAAACCTATGGTATTACAATTATGCGTTAGGCACTTCCGAAATTTTAAAATTATCTGCTAAAGGGCCTAACACTAATATGAAGGGTTCAAATGGTATTAATATGAAAAATAATAATTATTTATCTTTAAGATGGTTTTTTAGTGGTGCAAGCGACTCATTCAATCCATAATCAATTCACACGAGTTCAATAAATAATTTATGTTTATCTTTTATAAAAGATAAAAATAAAGAGATTTTATAGCTATTATTTATAGCTATTATTTTATAGCTATTATTTTATAGTATTATTATAAATAAGATGTCTTGTTTTAATAATAAATGTTATCTACCTCAAATACCCAGAGTGTGGTCTAGGGTTCAAAATAGTTGTTTTCTTACTACAAACGACACAAGAATTAATGTAGGTCAAATGAATGATATGTTGAATAAAGGTAATGTTTTACAATATAAAGCAAATAGTGGTAATTTAACTAAATCACAAAAGTATTCTAAAATTGCTAACGGTCAATGGGTTAATCGTAATACTACTTGGGCAACACAATCTGACCGCGGTTACACCAATCCTAATACAACCAATCTTAAACGTTCTGGTAATGTTGTAAATTTGGCAATAGACCCGATAACTGGCGCAATCTTAGGCCCAACTAATGCACCAATTACATGCCCTCAATTAGTTATTCCAATTAATTATTATTTACCTTCTAATGGAGGCGGGGGGGCAAGTGTTTATGACCCGAATATTCCACCACCACCTCCACCACCAGTTGTCCCACCCAATAATATAAACGATTTTCCTCCTATTATTCCAGATACACTGCCTACGGAACCAATTGTCGTTCAAGATGGAGGCGTTCTTATATGCTCAGTTCAAGAAAATATATGTACTGGAACTACAAACAGTACCATATCTCAACAATTATGTCATCCTACTACAGATTCTGACGTTCCTGGCACAATACAAGAACTTTGTTGGAACGACGGAACTCCAACATGGTACCCCAGAACTCGCTATATTATGACTAATAGCACTAATAAATGGCCAGTTAATGCGACATTAGGTAGCGCAATAAAACCATTTCCACCTGTAATCACGTCGGCAAGCGCAATTAATAATATAGCTACATTAACTTGGACACAAGACGAAACATGTATTCCCGTTACTCAATTTATTATTTATGTTAATAATTTACTGGTTAAAATTGTTAATGGAAATGTGTTTACAACAGAATTTTCAATTGTTTCGTGTATTACCAATGATATCTATATTGTTGGTACAAATGGTAATATAGTTTCAGATAATTCAAACATTGTTAATGTAATAGATACACAACATTACACTGTTACTGGTGTTTTAATATAACATATAATACTACACATACATTTATCAGTTTTACCGATACACTACAAGGTGGAACTATATTATTCGATAATAATCAGTTTGTTGATATTATTGCCGTGGGTGGTGGTGGCGGTGGAGGTGGAGGAACTAACCAATTGAATCAGCTTTATAGTATTGCTGGAGGAGGAGGAGGAGGAGGAGGAGTTGGTGTAATAAACGGGCAAATATTAATTGGAACTAACACTTATACAATAAATATTGGAGCTGAAGGAGGAGGAGGAGGTGGTGATAACAATGGGGTATCGGGCACAAATACTACATTTACACCGTTGAAGAATTAAAACCGCACCCCTAAAGTATTTTTTATATTTTCTCAAAATAATATAGATGACTAAACATAAGACAGAAGACTACAAAATTTCTGCCGTAAATTATTATTTGAAAAATAAAGACAACATTAGAAAAACATGTAAAATTTTTGATTGTAAGAAATCTACTTTACAAAGATGGATACAAAGATATAATTCTACTAAAAATCTTACAAGAAGAAATAGAAAACCATTATCATATAAAATTTCTAAACCACAAGTGAATGCTGCGTTAGATTTATTGAAACAAAACAAACAACTTACGATGAATGAATTAGCGTTTGATATGAAACAAAAATATAAAGATTTGGATATTACACCTCAACATTTAGGACAGATTGTTAGAGATAATAATAAAACAAGAAAAAGAACAAGACACGAACATTTTCCTAATGAAAGATACAAGAAACCGATAGATAAACAAACCGAATTAGATAAATTTTATAGTAAGGTAAAACAGTTTCCAATAAATAAGATTATTTGTTTAGATGAAACAAGTGTTGGTTCTGCGTTAAAACCAACTTATAGTAGATGTAATTTAGGTAGGCGTTGTATAATAAAAACTACAAGTCAATTTGTATTTCGTAAATTTACATTATTAGTAGCAATAAGTAATTCAAAATGGGTAGGTAAAGAAATGTATGAAAAAGGTGGTATGACGAAAGAACGATTATTAGTGTTTTTAGAAAAACATATTTTTCCAAAATACAGAAATCATTTGATTATTTTGGATAATGCTGGAAGTCATAATAACGAACTTATTAAAAATGCTATTATCAAAAGTGGTAATGATTATTTATTTTGTATCCCTTATACACCTAAAACGGACGCCATAGAAGAATACTTTAACCAAATAAAAACTTATTTGAAAAAGAATAGAAATGTTGAAAATTACCAACAATTAGAAAAAAATGTAGATAAAGCAATTGAAAAAGTAAAACCTGAAAATTATAAGAATTATTTTCATCACGCTTACGGATTGAATGAAAAAAAATACATTAAAAAGAAACCATCAACGAGAAGACGAAAATTAAAAAATTATAAATAATATACTTAAAAATTAAATGGTTTAAGTATATAGTAGGCATTATGCGATTAAAAAGTGAATTATATAAAAAAGAACAAGAAGAAATAGTGTATAAAATAATTACCATTTTGGATTTGAAAAATAAGAATACATATACCCTATATGAATTAGATAAAAACGAAGAAATACAAAAACAAATTATGGATTTAATTCCTGAAATACGAAAATGGTTTTCATTTAACAATATGAAGTCAGTAGGAGAACCGAGTAAAATAAAAAGACCTTATTTATCAATAATAAAAAATTTGATAAAATCAAAATATAATATGAAAAGTTTAGATTATCATTTTACAGAAAATGGAAAACATATAAGAACACAAATATATCAATTTTACAATTTAACTTAATTTTAATGAATTAATTTTATCAATAGATACGCATTCGCGTTTTATTAATATATCTCGTTTTTCACAATGGCAATAATTGTCACATATTTTATGTTTTTTATTATTGTTACAATCTAAAACATCTGTTAGATATCCAATACAATTACAATAATAACACGATATTAATATATTATCTCTATTATGCGGTAATGAATTGTCAATTCTATCTACTGAAAACTGATAAAGACAATATGGTTTCCATCCAAATGTTAATACAACATCGTCGCAAACATAACATCTAAACTTTTGTTTATTTAGAAGCGCAACAACATCATCTTTTTTCATATTTCCAATAACGCCGAATTTTTCAATATCGGTTTTATGATAGTCTCGTATTTTGGTATTAATTGATAAAATTATATTTGGATTTTCACACTTGTAACAAATACATGCGTTATTTTTATTATCATAATTAGAACACATCTTACAAATATTAATTCCACATATAAAACAATCTGGTGGAGCAGGGATATTTACACAATTTGATAAAGTAGGATTTAATAATTTATAATTTTGTTTTGTATAATATCCAGATGTATCACAACACATACAATAATCATCCGTTAATATGGTACTTTTTTCAAATGGTATATCACCATCTTCATCTTCAATAAAATCACCATCTTCATCTTCAATAAAGTTAAAATATGTATCACCTATTATAATATTTTTTTTTACAAAATTTACGTAATATTTGTTTTTATGATGTGTATATTTTTTGTGAATTAATTCGTCCAGTCTATTTGTCATAAAACAATTTTCTAATAAAAGTTTTGAAATACCCTTGTATTTAATTAAACCTTCATAAATTCCATATATAATACTATAATTGTCTTCATTATCATTGTCAAATCCAAAATAATCGGCAATTACTGCTGGATGAATTGTGACACCAGTCAATATGTTATTAAATAATACATCAATCGTTTTAGACATTGTCAAATATATAATATATATTATTTAATTAATATATTTTTATTTCAATTTTTTTTGAAATAATATAATATTTAGCGAAAACAACTTAAAATAAAAATCTTTAGGTATATTATAAAGGATGGAAAAAGAAAAACCTCCCGACGACTTTTTCAAAGGAATTAAAATCTCTTTGAAAAGTGTCTTGAAACATCCAGACATTAACTTACCCAAAATTACAAATGCTGTTATTAAGTGTAATAAAATAGTTATTCAAACT